ATCAGCAACTCGGTGCCGACGAGATCGCCCTCGAACTCGGGCAGGTCTGCGATTTTCGGCATGGTTACTCCTGGGGCCAGAGGGGGTGGGCGGCGACATCGAGCGCGGCCAGCGCGTCGGCGCCGAGGGTGGCGATCTGCGCCTCGATCGCGTCGGAGGCGGCGCGGATCGCATCGATCGCGGCAAAGCGGGCGTCGCCCGCCGGCGATGGCGCGCGCTGGTCGTTCAGCTGGCGCCAGATCGGCGCGGCCGTCTCGATCCGCCGGGCCGCCTCGCGCTTGACGCGGCGGATCAGCGCCGCGCGGTGCGCGGCGACCGTCGCGACCGGGCGATTGATAGCCGGGCGGCCGTCGCGCGGTTCGATCGCGGCCCCCTGTTCCTGCGCGGCCAACAGTTCGCGATGGCGCGCGGCGGTGATGGCGACCGCGTCCGCCGGCAGCGCCTTGTGGATTGCGTCGTCGAAGAAGCCATTACGTGCGGCGGAAAAGTGGATGGCCATGGCTCAGGCTCCCAGGGCGATGTAGCCGCAGGCGTTGCTGCTATCGTCGGCGGAAAAGGCGGAGAAACCCGAGGGCGTGATGGTCGCGTAATCGACGCCGGCGGGGTTATCCTGACTGTCGGCACCGCTGCCCTTCACCCCGTCGACCAGGACGACGAAACAGGCGGTTGCGAAGCTGTCGGTGAACAGCACATTGGTCGAGCCGTTCGCGATGGAGGTGAAACGCCCCCACATCAGGCGCAGGCCGCCGGCGCCGGGAATGAAGGCGTGGCCATTGGTCGTGATGGACCGAAGCAGGCCGGACAGGGCGGCAGGGGTGATGGCCCGGTCATTGGCGACACCGGCGGCGACGTCGGCCGCGCTGGCGGCCGTGACGGTCAGGGTCCGGCTTGCGCTCAGGTCGCCGCCGCCGCTGACCAGGCCGGCGCCGGTGATGGTGCGGGCGATGAGGGCAGCAAAGGCGGCGGCAAAATCAGGCTCGCCCGGCGCGATCAGTTCGCCCAGGGCATTGAGGACCAGGCGCAGCTTTTTGGGCGAGATGATGCGCAGATCATCGTCGCCGGCCTGGGCTTCTGCAGCCGTGGCGATTTCTGCCACGCCCTTCACCGTCTCGCTGGCGGGCGGCATCAGGAAGGTGGTGTCGCCAAAGGTGATTTCGCCGGCGACGCCGTTCGAAAAGCCGATGTCCAGCGCCAGCAGGAAGAAGGAGATCCTGACCTTGCGGAAGATCGGCGTGGGCTGGCTGTAGATGGCGAAGAGCGTGCCGTCGTCGAGATAGAGGCCGAGGCCGCGCAGCTCGTAAATATCCTCGCTGGCGTCCTGCGCGGTCATGTGGATGACGGTTTCGCTGGTCGGCATGCCCGCAACGGCGGTGATGCGCTTGAGTTCGCCGGGCACGCTGGTGATGGTCGGTGCCATGGTGAAAGCGGTCTCGCTGACGCCGAGCGTTGCGATTCTGATGCGGTCGGTGCCGCCGCCCTGGGCATTGACCAGGGCATCGAGGCCGGCGGCGGTGACCATGAAGAGAGCCGGGTCCATGTCAGACCTCCAGGAAGGCGCCGGCGTGCGTCAGGAACGGCTCGCCATCGCGGGTTTGCAGGAAAGTGGCCCAGGCGGGATCGAGCGCGCTGGTCTGGTCGGCCTGTGCGTCCAGACGGGTGAGGCCACCAATCTGGGCGGCGGACACCAGCCAGGCGCGCGCTTCGGCGCGGAGCTTGAAGACGGCGAGCATGTGCGCACGGACCGGCTTCACCTGGGCGATGTCGCGCAGGATCTGGTCGACCAGCTTTTCATCGTAGAAGACGTCGCTTTCCGACAGCAGCGGCAGTTCCAGACGGAAGGAGAAGGGATCGAGCGTGGCGCGATCGTCAAACCATTCGACCATCTTGATGAGAGGATCGAACCGATCGAGGACCGTGCGCAGTGAGGCGGGCGTGCCCTTGCGTCGCTGAAAGGCGATGGCATCGGCGACGGCGGCGCGCTTGACCGCTTCCGGCCAGGCAGCATCCCAGATGTCTACCGAAAGCCCCCAGGCGAGCCAGGGCAGATGCGACATGGGGCATTCCCAGGGAGACCAGAGCTTGCGTAGTTCGACGGGCAGGTCGAGCAAATCGGCGGTGACCTGCGCCAGCGCCTTCTGCAGGCGGGTCGATCGCGGCGGCAGCAGAACGCTCATTCGCCGACACCAGCAAAGCTGACGTCGATCGCGGTGCAATAGGGGGCCTGCTGCCGTGAGATGACGATGTCGGCCGCCGGCGCGGTCAGTTCGACCCGCTGCACGCCATCGACATGCAGGGCAGCGAAGATGCCGGAGCGCGTCACGTCGCGGCCCAGGCGATGGCATTGGGCGACATAGGTTTCGAGGCGCGCGAGCGCGGCCGCGCGAACGACTTCGGCGTCGGGGCCGCGAAAGGTGTAGAGGGTCGCGACGACCGCATAGTTGACGATCGCGGCAGGCTGGACCGTCACGGCGTCCGTAAGCGGGCGGCGCGTGACGTCGGAGAGATAATCATCGACCGTTGCCACCAGCGCGGGCGACGCGGCGCCGCTGCTGTCGCGCGACATGATCGAAACGATGACCTGACCAGGCCAGACGGCGTTCGACAGGGCGGTGACCATGGCGGCGCGCAGATCGGCGGACGCGCCGTGCGCGTCGAGAACGCCGAGGATGATTGTGCGGATGCTGTCGGGGGTGGGCGTGGTTGCCGCCGCGTCCAGCACATTGGGGTCGGCCGACAGGGCGTGGAAGATATAGGCGCCTTCGGGACCGGCGACCGAATAGCCTTCTGGCCCCAGCACCACACGACGGCGGAAATCCGCATCGCTTTCCATGACCGCCGGGGTTCCGGTCGCAGTGTCCGCTGGCGTGAGGGTGAAGCGGGTCACACCAAAAATGGCGGCGATATTGTCGAGGTCTGCGCCGACCGCATGGGCGGGCATGACGGCGCGCGCCGCGTCGTTGACCCGCTGGCGCAGCAGCTGCGCGAAATAAGCCAGGATCAGCAGCTGCTTTGTCGCAGGGTCGCTTTCCCGCGCCTCGAAATCGGGCATCAGCACGACCATGCGCGCCAGCGCATCCGCGTAGATGGTATCGAAATCGAGCAGTTCGATTATGTCGGGCGAAGGAAGGCGCGACAGATCGACAGCGGTGAAAGTTTCATCGGCCATGAGGCTCATGTCGTTGAGACATGATGCGCGTGGCCATGGGGTGCATATGGAGAGGCAGCCTCTCCATATGCACGGATCAGGCGTCGATCAGTTCGTGCAGGGAATGGCCGATCGGCTGGCCACAAAGCGTCGGGTGTTGGGCAGACCATGATGCTGGATCGAGGCGAGGGCCGAAGCCGTTCGTGGCCAGCGAACCTTGCCTGTATTTGAAACCCTTGTTAATCCCTCATTTTCTCCTGGATAATTGGGAGTGGTAGAATTGCCGTCTTATGATGACGTACCGGGTCAATGCGTGGCTTACAATTACTCTGCGTTTGGAGATGAGTTCATTTATTCTTCTGCAGTAGAGTTCGCTGTATCTCCTCATTATGACGGCGTTTCACGTATCGGATTTCCTGCAGGAAATTTGGACGTTCTTCTGAGCAATACGCAATATCTTAACGATTCAGATGACATAAAAGTATTGGTGTGCTTAGGTGGAGCAATTTCAAAGAGGAAGGAGATGGTCGGCCCTTTTTTCTCGGGGAGAGGCTTGTCTGCGAAATTGGAGATACCGCTAATTTCGTTTAGCGATCCAACCTTGAAATTAAATAATGATATCCAGATTGGATGGTACACCGGCCACAAAGGAAGACTTAATGTCGCCTCAGAGATCGCATCTGTTCTGAACTGCTTCGCTGATCGTTATAACTGCAAATTTTTATTTGTTGGTGGTTCCGCCGGAGGTTTTGGGATCATGAACGCCCTTCGTGGCGTAGTGCGACCTAGCGTGGCAATTATCTGGAATCCGCAAACGGCGATTTGGCGTTACTGGCCCTCTCATGTGAATGCCTATCTGAAAGCTGCCTTTTCGCTCAGTGAAGCGCCAGTTGATCGAGATGATGCCCGTGTCTTGCTTGATAGGAAGGGCGTCCACGCGGAAGTGCGATCAAAGGATATCGCTAATCATATGGTGCTCTACTGCCAAAATAGGCAAGACAAGCATGTCGATAACCATATGAAGCCATTTCTCAGCACCGGAACTTTTTTCCGCTCGGGCAAGGATTGGTATAAGGCAGCGGGCGGGCGTTGCCTAATTTGGCTCGGTAGATGGGGCCGGGGGCATGCGCCTCTTCCCTCCAACCTTACTATTGCCCTTGCTTCAATTTGGAAAGCGGGAGGCGGGCTCGCCGAAATGCGTTCTTATCTTAGCGAGGCAATGCCTCCGCCTGTCTCGCCAAATTCAAATTCGGAGTAGATTAGCTCTTCTCATTCGTGACGATCGGCTCGCAATCGACGATGGTCTCCTCCACTCGCGTCACCAGCCAAGCATGCCCATCCTGGATCTCAATACTACTCATATCAAGATCGTATTCGATCGCCGCCTTCCGCTTATTGATGGGCGTAATCTTTTCGGTCGGCTTTTTTTGCATCTCTACTCTGCCTTTCGCATTCGATATGTCACGTATCGCAGTTGAGGGAAACTTGTTGGTGCCTGACGAGGTCACCGACAAGCGGCTCTGATTGTGATGTCAGGCGTCGTTCCCACCGCGAGAAGATAATGAACGCCGACCATTGCCATGAGTCAAAATCGGTAGTGGCGTTTCACATCGTCGCGCGGAGGTTCGTCGCCGTCAGGCTACCGGGCTCGAACGGCTGAATATCGCCCCTGTTAATCGCGGCGTCCAGCCTGTCCAAGAAGGACGGTAAATCAGTTGGATCCAGTGCCATGATTACATCGGGGGCATAGCGCCACCAAGCAGATTCCAATAACCGCTCTCTCAGTTCTTCGGGGAACCGGAAACGGATGGTCCGCGCGGGCATGCCGCCGATCACCTCGTAGGGTAGTACGTCGCGCGTAACTACCGCCCGCGCTGCAATGACGCATCCAGTGCCCAGCCGAACGCCCCGCGCAAGCAGTGCGCCATCGCCGATCCACACGTCATGTTCGATGATGACGTCCCGAACCGCTTTATCATAAGATATGGTCTGATATCGCTCCACACCTGATTCCGCGAGATAGCTTTTCACCCCCGGTAATCCGCGATGATAGGTGAAGGGTGAGGTCGATATCCGGTCTAGCGGATGCGGATCGCCCATGATGGAGACGCCGAGGCCGATGGAGCAGTAACGGCCAATTGACGTTCCGGTCGAGAGTTCCGACTTGGTATAGGACATGGATCCCAAGGCGAAGGGTATAGTTCGGCTGTTGGTAAAGGTGCAATAACGCTCCACCACCGCATCTCCATGCACCATCAGCTTGTCACCCAGTTTGATCCGGGGGGCAGGGCGAAAAGATGTCGAAATGGAGTATTTAGCAAGCAAATCTATAGTTTTCTGCGTAACAGTTATAGATAAAATTCCATTCGGAAGGGCCTTTTTCACAAATTCCTCACGAATAAATTATGCGGACATCAGTTTTGGCGAATTTTGCTCGTTTGCGCCAAGCAAATCCTGGCAGTCCTTCCCATCTGCTATACCCAACTTGATCCACAGATCCCGGATGAGATTGCGCTCCTCATCGCCCAAGTGGGGGATGCGTTCAGCATGGACGGCGAACATGGGTGTGCGGGCGCAGTGGGCGGCATGAATGACCGCCTGAATCCGTTTTATATCCTCCGGATGTCGGCGGAACAGTGTCGAGGATTTGTCGGAATCCCCTTTGAAATAAATTTCCGCGGTTCCATACTTCTTGTGAGCATAGGCAAACATCATTAGAAATTCCGTGGCTCGGCCCGTATATTCCTCAAAAAAATTGTCGAGCGAGCCATATTTCTCGGCAATCAATACCTCGAGCTCACGCAGATGCGACGCCGTTACCGGGAACGGCGTCGTTGTCTGCGACGCCGGCTCATCGGCCAGCGCGGCGGCTACCCCCACCATCGCCAAGCTGTCTACAAGCCACGTATACTGCGAATGCTGGGGCGATCGGGTAATTAGAGCAACCGTGGGTCGCCCCGTTTCTTCGTCGAAAAAGTCTGCGGCCTGGATCGGTCGGATGAAATGATTCTTCGCGTCGAGAATCACCACGCGATCGCCGGTCATGACGCGATGGGCTCGTAGCTTGATCAATTGCTGCGTTCGCCAGCCCGCGACTGTGAGCGGTCGGTCGATGAAATCGTGACGGGAATGGAAATGCGTTTTAGCTTGCCACGCGCCGTAAGCCGAAAGATTTTCCCTGACAAACTCGTCAATCATCGCCCCAACGTCTTCCGTCTCATTGATGACGATATGGATAGCGGTGACAGCGTCGTCCTGCGCGAAACGCGCAACCGACTTGGCCTGAAGGCGCCAAAGCTTATAGTCGTTTCGGCAGATAATCGTGAATAGTTCCAACTTTTTTTCTACCATTCTCGTCTAGTTGTTCTGAACCGACACTCTTTAGATGGTTGGTGCATCCGCCCATTGTTGAAGGCTCGGTAACCTGATTGACGCTCAAACGAAAGGCGGAATCGGGTAATGACGGTTCCTTCCGCCCGCATGGTCAGGTAGGTGGCAACGAACCGCGGGATTTTCTCTACTTCAGATGATATATCCGACTTGGGGATAATTTGCCTTGGATGTTCGATGTGGACGGTTCATCGATCAGGCCTGTGATGCGACAAAAAAAAGGTCGTGCGACGCCTCGAATTTTGGAAAGCCAAGGTCATCAACGCCGACCGGTTCGCGCTTTGGATGGTTCATCGCCTGGCGCGCCGCTATGCTCGTTACGCAGGTGGTAATGGCGGTGGATCGAGGCGATGGCCGGTGCCTTGCCGGAAAAGTCGGCCGACAACCTGGGGGTATCGGCTTGGCCACGCAGATATTTGGTGATGGTGAGGCGATAAACCATGGCTTTGCACCAGAGGCGGTGCGCCGGAGCTGCAGTTTCGGCGCGCTTCGGGCAGGGCTGGCTGGGAAGTTCCATTTTGTTAAATTCATAAACGTTTTATACCCACCGCATGAGTCTTTGCGGTAATCAAAAGATAGCGTTCGCGAAAGGTGGCTCGATGCTTTTAAGAAATATCGTCTCGATATTCGCTATTTGTGGGGCGAGCCAGCTATTTGTCGCGCCAAGCTATGTTTCATCCAGAACTCAGTATTTTAATTCTGAGATAAGGCACCCTGGCTTACTACTATCCCAATCAGCTCTGGATGCGTTGAAATCGCGTGATATTGACGAATCGTATAATAAATATCGCAAAGATCCTAGGTCGGGATCGGATTTTTGGTTGTCGCCGATCAGTTCTCCTGTGATGGCACCTAAGAGATTATCTCCGGATGAAAAAGCGATAAAAGATGCTGCATTTTCTGCATATTTGAATGCAATTGCATGGGTTGCTTCTGGGGATGATCGTCACAGAAAAGCTGCGATTAACATAATGGATAGTTGGGCTGAAAGATTTGATCATTTCCTTCCGGCAAAAGGGACTAGTTTAGAGCAACTTCAACTTGAAGCTGCTTGGTTGCTTCCTGTGTGGGCGAACGCCGGTGAAATCGTTCGAAGCCGCGATAAGGCGGGTGAGTGGGATGACGGCCAGTTTCGTGTATTCATTAGGAAGCTGTACCGTCAGTCTTGGCCTGCTCATGGCCGGGCAGATAATTGGGGGGCTTCCGCTTCTCTAGCGGCAATGTCGGCAGGAGTTTTCCTGAATGACAAGAGCATCTATAAGGATTCTGTCGAAAATATAAAAATGATAATGCCGAAAACTATAGATGATAGTGGTTTGGTCAACGAGTTGCAGACTAGAGATTGCATACATCCTCAATATACTCTGACAGCATTTACGCAATCTGCTCTTATAGCGAGCAATCAGGGTGACGATTCACTATGGAAATTGTCGAGAGGTGGTGGAGGTGATCCTATACTTCTGAAAGGTATAGAAAATATGTCGTCTGCGCTCATTGGTACGTCAAAAATCAGAAATTGCAGGCAGCGTGGTAAAGTCGGAAAAATGCTTGCCGGATATGGCTTTGTGGCGGTGAAAAAATATTCATCTTTCGGGTACGACACGGAATTGGCAAGTCGTATAATAAAGTGGCAGGGGGCTGATGAATCATCGTATCAGTTCATTGGGTGGTCGCCGATATTATCATTGAGTGTCGAATAGGTTTTGACCTGATCTAATCTGCTATGATGTGGTTTAGGAGAAGATCGAGCATATGCTCCCGGTCAGCGGCATCGGCACCGATCAATTCGCGCCTTGGATAGCCCATCGCCTGGGCGCGCGGCGACGGTTTGTCGCGCAGCCCATAATGGTGGATCGAGGCGATCGCCGACGCTTTGCCGGAGAAGCCGACCCAGAAGCCGCGATCGTCGGCCTGGCTGCGCAGATATTTGCCGCTGGCGAGGCGGCGAAACATGGCCTTGCGGCGCAGGCCGCCGCGCCGGCGCAGCGTGCCGCCAGTCCGGTTGCGATGCTCTTCCGGCACTGGCAGCCATTTGACCACCTTGGAAAACTCGAAGGATCGGATCGCACCTGCCTCGATATCGAAGCCGGTCATCATCTGGTTGCTGCCCCAGGTGAAGCTTTTCATGATCACGCGGCGCGGTGCGCCGCCGCCGCCCGAAGGATAGAGGAAACAGGTTGCGCCGCGCCCGGTGACGGGCTGCGGCTTGACCTTGCGCGGTTCGAATGCCGCGCCGGCAGGGTCGCGCTGGGCGGCGATGCGCGCGCGGTTGGCCTGGGCAAGGTCGCGTCCCATGCGGCGCAGGATCGAGCGGCGCTGCGACGCCCCCAGGCTGCGCAGCAGGGAGCCGGCAAGCCGCTCCAATTCCTCCAGATCATCGCTCATGGCGCAATGTCCTCGCCATTGGCGATGATCGCGGCGAAAGACGCGGTCACGCCGGGAAAGCTATCGATCAGGCCGACTTCGGCCGGATGCGCGATGTCATAGCCGGTGCCGGCCTGATTCGGCGTCACGACAACGGCTTCGGTCAGGTCGATCGAGATCAGCACGTCGGACAGGTCGCCGTCGAGCAATTCGCATTCGAAGCCGAAGGGCTGGCTATCTTCACGGCGCAGCAGCTGGGGCTGTTCCTTCTCGATCCAGGCAAGCAGCGGCACGATGATATGATCGGCGTCGCCGGCAAATTCCCAGAGGCCCACCTTCAAGGTGTAGCGATAGGTGAAGGACAGGGTGCGCGATCGGCGCGCCTCGACCTGGCCGCCCTCGATCCAGACATGCAGCCGATCGGGATGCGTCTTGTAATCGGGCAGATAGGCGGTCAGCCATTGCCGCAGACTGTCGGCCTTGCGCATCGATCAGCGCCCCGCGCAGGCGCCGGCGCGCACCTGGTCCTGCATTTCGACAAGCGTCGCGCGAATCTGGCCCGCAACGTCATAGAGCGCAGCCAGGCTGGCATGGCATTGGCCGCCGGTCATTTCACCGCTGGAGCCGCGCTGAACCATCGGCAGGCGCGGCGGCGATGCCAGCAGCTGGGGCGACAGGTTCGCCGTTGGCCGTGGCTGCGGCGCGGTCGAGCAGGCCGACGCCATCAGCATCAAGGCAGACATTGCGATAGACCGGCCGCTCGATGACCTTCTGGCTTTCATGGTAGATTTCCCTGACTGCGCCCTGCCGGGCATATTCGGCGGCCTGGTGCTGCTGCGCGGAGGCATCGATCTGCGCCTGGAGCTTGGCTCGTTCGGCCTCGCGCGCATCGTCCGCGCGCTTTTGGGCTGCCTGTTCCTGGGCGGTGCCCACATGGACGCCATAGGCAAAGCCGCCGATGCCGATCAGACAGGCGACGAGCGCGGCGCCCAGGGCGAGGCGGACCGTCATGCGACCCGGTTCCGGAACCATCCGAACACGAAATCCTCATTGGCGGCGCGCGATCGGGCAAGCATCTTGTAGCGCTCGCCCTGGGAGCAATTGAGGGCGCGGAGCATGACCCGTTCGGCATCGGA